TCAGAACAGCCTGGCCTGGGCGGACTCGATGCCGCGCAGGGCGTCGTAGTCGACCTCCACGCAGGTGATGCCCCGCTCGGCGGCGAGGGCCTTGGCCTGCGGGCGGATGACCTGGGCCACGAACATGCCCCGCACCGGGCGCAGGGTGGGGTCCCGGTCGAGGAACTCGAGGTACCGGGCCAGCTGCTCGACCCCGTCGATGCCGCCCTGGCGCTTCACCTCGACGGCGACGGCGCGGCCCTGGGCGTCCCGGCACAGCAGGTCGACGGGCCCGATCTCGGTGCGGTGCTCCCGGCGGACGAGGACCATGCCCTCCTCCAGCTCATGGCAGGCGGCGGCGAGAAGCTCCTGCAGGTGGGCCTCGACGCCGTCCTTCTGGAGCCCGGGGTCCACCCCCAGGTCGTGGGTGACGTCGGAGAGCACCTCCTCCATCGTGATGACGAGCCGCTCGCCCTTGGGGTTCGTGACCGTCCAGGTGCCCTCGCCCTCGACGAGGCGGTTGGGCGCGTTCATCCAGATCAAAGTGACGCTATGTACGGTATCGTTCATGGCGATGCGCTGCGACGTGTACACCCGGCTGAGCCGGGACCGTGAGGACCAGACGAGCACCACCCGGCAGCGCCGGGACTGCGTACGGCTGGCCGAGGCGAAGGGCTGGGACGTCGTCCAAGTCCACGAGGACGTCGACTTCTCAGCCTACCGCCAGGGCGTGCGCCGGCCGGGCTACGAGGCGATGATCGAGCGCGTCAAGGCCGGCGACACCGACGCGGTGGTCATCTGGAAGATTGACCGCCTTGCCCGGAACCTGCGGGAGTTCCTTCGCTTCGCGGACCTGTGCGACAAGCATGGCGTCGCCCTCGTGTCGGTCAACGAGCCCTTCGACACCTCGAGCCCGATCGGCCGAGCGATCATGCAGGTGCTCGCGGTGTTCGCCGAGCTGGAGGGCGCCACGATCGGGATGCGTGTGAAGTCCGCTCGGCGATTCGCTGCGGAGCACGGCCTGCCTAGCTCGGGCGGCAAGCGTGGCTACGGGTACACGCACCAGATGGAGCTCGTGCCCGACGAGGCCGACGCGATCCGAGACGCCGCGCGGCGAATCATGGAAGGCGAGTCGGCGTACGCCATCGCGAAGGAGTGGAACGAGGCCGGTAGGCTCACGACCGCCGGGAACCGATGGTCGCCTGCGATGCTGCTGCGGATGCTGCGCAACCCGCGCCTGGCCGGCCTGCGTGTCTACAAGGGCGAGGTCATCGGCGAAGGCAGCTGGGAGCCGATCCTCGACCGCGCGACGCACGAGGCGCTCGTGAAGGCGAAGCGGACCCAATGGGTCGGGAAACGCTCGTACCTCCTGTCCGGCCTGCTCATCTGCGAGGGGTGCGGCTCGAAGATGGTCGGGCACCCACGAGGCAAGGAGCGCACGTACCGCTGTCCGACTTGGGCGCCGTACAACGGCTGTGGCCGGGCGATCAACGCCGACCGCACCGAGGAGTGGATCACGCAGCTGACCTTCGCAGCCCTCGAACGGCCCGAGGTCGTGCGAGCGCTGCAAGTGGGCCGCGACGCGTCGAGCGCTGAGGGCGACACGATGCGAAAGCTCCACGAAGTTGAACAACGAATGGCAGAACTCGGAGAGGACTACGCGGCGGGCCTCATCCCGCGGCCAGCGTTCCAGGCTGCGAGCGCGAAGCTCCGCGAGGAGGCTGAGGCGCTGGAGCGGCGCGTCGCGGTTGCCGCTCAGCGCGGGCCGCTGCACGGCGTGGCCGCGCGGGACGTCTTCGCAGAGTGGGAGCGCCGGGATGACGTCGCGTGGCGCCGGCAGGTGGTCCAAGCCATCTTCGACCGCATCGGCGTGAGGGAGGGCCGGCCGGGCGCGCGGTTCGACCCTGGACGCCTGACGCCCGTTCCGGTACAGTGAGACGGTCATGGCGACCACCAACGATGCCCGCAGGGCGTACGCGCAGCTCCGCGAGGAGCACGGCCTAGATCCGGAGCTGTCCCCGTCGGTGGTCGCCAAGCTCGTTCGGCTGTTCGGCCAGGAACCAGAAGTGGCGGCCTCAGCGCGGACCACCACGAACACGCTGAGAACCGCCACCCGGGTGGGAGGACCCTTCGGGGACCATCCTACCGCGTCCGCGTCATAGTACAATCAGACTCACGATGCGGCTCCTCACCCCTGATGGCGAACTTGTGAAGGTGCGCGATCGCTGGCCCCTCGCGGAGCTTGACTGGCCGCGCCAGATCAGCCAGGGGTCGAACGGCGTGCGGCTCACGACTTCGGCGACCGGCACCGCCCGGTACGCCACCTACAAGCGCCTGTACAAGGAGAACCCCTGGGTCAACGCGGCGATCCGCACCACCGCATGGGGGCTGTCGCGCTCGGCGCTGGGCGTGTTCGAGCGGATCAGTGACGAGGACATCATCCGCTACCGCCACGACGTGCCCTCCGGAGCTGGCCGGCCCAGCGCGGGTCGCGAGTTGGCGAGGAAGCTCAACACCGCGCCGAACCGGATGGGTCCGCAGCGCCGGATGCGCGCCACCGCGACCGAGTACCTGATCTTCGGCAACGCCCTGTGGGTCGGCGTGCAGGACGGAGCACTGACGTACGTGCCGTGGCGCAAGGTGCGCGTGCACGAGGGTGACCACGTGCCGATCCTCACCTACGAGGTGGTCGGCACCAAGGATTCTCGCTTCTTCGCGCCTGAGGACGTCATCCACTTCTCGGCCGGCGACGACCCGGACAGCCCGCTCGGCGTGCCTCCGATGGAGGCGTTGCAGCACACGCTCGCGCTGCACGAGGCGCTGGCGCGGCACCTCACTTCCTTCTTCCAGAACGCGGCTCGTCCGAGCGGCAACTTCAAGCTGCAGCCCGGCGCCAAGCCCGAGGCGATCAAGACGATGCAGGAGCTCATTCGCGAGCTCTACACGTCGCCCGAGAACGCCGGGAAGGTCCTGGTCACTACGGCCGACTTCCAGCCGCTCACGGCGCAGCACGATCACTCGCAGATCGTTGAGCTCATCAAGCTTTCCCGCGAGGAGATCGCGGGCGTCTTCCGCATCCCGCCGCCAGTCCTCGGCATCCTCGACCGGGCCATCCAGTCGAACGTGCGCGAGCTGCGCGAGCAGTTCATTCGCGACGTGGTGGGTGCTTGGGCGCCGGCCTTCGAGGACGACATCCAGGCGCAGCTGATCGACCCCAACCCGTCGCTGCGCTACCACTACGTGCAGTTCGACCTGGACGAGCACCTGCGTCCCGACCTGGAGGCGATGGGCAAGGCCTTCAAGGACCTCGAGACGACGATGACCACGAACGAGCGGCGTCGCAAGGTCGGCCTCCCGAAGCTGGAGTACCCCGAGGCCGACACCGTGGCCGTCACGCCGGGCGGCGCCTACCTCGGGATCGCGCCGCCGCTGAAGCCCGACGAGCCGGCCGACGAGCCGGCCGATGATGACGAGTCGGAGGAGACCGAGTGACGATCGTCCGCGAGACGTACGTGGCGCCGGGCGGCGCACCGGCCCGTGTGAGGCACGTGTCCGTCGTTCTCGCTGGCGAGGACGGCAAGCCGATTACCGGCTACGTTCACGCGGCTGGCCAGACGATCGTCACATCCCGGCGGTTTGCGCTGTCGCCCAGCGGCCTCATCAGCATCGACCTCGTGCCGAACAGTCTGATCGAGCCCTCCGGCACCGTCTGGAAGCGGACCGTCACCTTCGAGGATGGGTCGCGCGACGTCGCCTACTGGATCGTCCCGGACGTGCCCGGCCCCGTCGACGCCGCTGACATCATGGCGGACCCGCCTGGTGCGATCGACCCGCCCGGCCTGAACCTGCTCGTCCTTCAGATCGCATCGGTCGACGCGAAGGCTGACGCAGCTCACCAGGAGCTGGATGACCTCCACCCGGTCTCTAGGTCCGGCGAGTACTCCGACCTCGAGAACACGCCCTCGCTCGCGCCGGTCGCGACGTCGGGCGCGTACGCCGACCTGACCGGCCTTCCGACGTTGGGGTCTGCGGCGGCGGCGGATGTCAGCGACTTCGCCAGCGCCGCGCAGGGGGCCAAGGCCGACACCGCGGTGCAGCCGGCGGACCTGTCCGCCGCGCTCGCCGGCAAGCAGGACAAGGACGCGACGCTCGACGAGCTGTCTGGGGCGACCCTCACCGCGTGGGCGAAGTCGTGGCTCGCGATCGCGAACGCCGGCGCCGCCAGGTCGACGCTCGGGCTCGCCCCGGTCGCTTCCTCCGGCGCGTACGCCGACCTGACAGGCAGGCCGGACATCGCCGGGATCGCCGAGGGTGTGGTCGACGGTGGGGCGGCTGACCGGGAGGCGCTACGCCGCGGGATCATGCGCGACGCGGTCGCGTGGTGGCGGGCCGCGGACTACGACGGCACGGGTGTGCTCGCGGACGGCTCCGGCCGCGGCCACGACATGACCCTCGGGGCCGGCTCGGCCGCTCCCACCTTCCTGCCCTACGACGGCGAGCCGTATGTCTACTTCCCGGCTGTCGCCGGGAATCGGATCATCAGCGACAACATCTCGGCATGGATCGGAGCGACCGTGCAGGTCGCGGTTGAGGTGGACATGGCGCTCGACTCGTGGACGTCGGGCTCGCAGACCTTCGCCTCGCAGTGGTCCTCCGGTCAGCAGAGTTGGGCGCTACAGATCACGCCGTCCGGGGCGCTTGCCCTGTTCCATTCCCCGGATGGGACGACCGTCCCAGCGGCGCAGACGACCGCCCCCCTTGGGCTGTCGGGCCGACAGCGGCTCAAGGTCGAGTTCCTCCTCAACGACGGCGCCGGCGGTCGGTGGCTCAAGGTGTCCCGGTGGACCGGCTCCGCGTGGGCACAGATCGGAGCGACGGTCACCGGCTCTGCCGTGGCTGTCCACGCACCGACCGCGCCGCTAAACATCTCCGGCATCGGGCTCGGCGTCACGCAGAACATCGGCGGCAAGGTCTACAGCCTTACGGTCAGCGGCAACGGGACCGAGGTCGTCTCGTGGCGCGCGTCCGACATGGGCCAGACCGGCGGCAACTCGGGCGGCCGCACGTGGACCATCTCACGCCCCACCTCCGGGAAGAAGGTTGCCGTCGTCGACCGGTCCCTGTTCCTGTTCGGCGGGTCATACATGCAGACCCCGGACGCCCCCGATCTGGCCTTCGGCGCGGCGGACTCCTTCACGCTCATCACCGCGTACCGACGGCACGGCACCCCGGACGGCAACGACATGCTCATGGTGAAGCGGGCCGCATCGTCCGCGACCGACCCGCAGTACGGGCTCTGGCTCGGCCCGACGACGGTCGAGGCCCGCCTGTCCGACAACGTCTCCCCGTTCGTCCACACGAGCATCGCGATCAGCCCCGCGGGCGTGGCGACGTCGGCCGCCGAGATCGTCGACCGTGCGGCCCAGCGGCTCTATGCATTCAGCGTCGACGCTCGCAACACAGGCGCCAGCATCGCGTCGGAGGGGTCCCCCGCCAACACGGGCGTGCTCCGCATCGGCGCGGACTCTGTCGGCTCCGGCTCCTCGCACACGTTCGACGGCGAGTGGCTCGGTGCCGCCGTGTTCCCCCGCGCCCTGTCGGACGAGGAGATTGCCGCCGTCGCCGCTGTGCTCGGCGTCGACCCCGGCTCGACCCTGCTTGGTCGGGCCCCCAACGCGCTCGCGACGCTTCTCCGCGCCCAGCCCGCGCTAGGTGCCCTGACGACAGGGCCGGCGATGATCGAGGGCACCGGCTCTCCCCAGGGTGTGGTGGCCGCCCCCGTCGGCACCCTCTATCGCGACCTCGCCGCCACCAACGGTGCCGTCACGTGGGTCAAGGCGTCCGGCACCGGAAACACCGGCTGGCGGGTGGTGTGGGGCGACACCGGGTGGCGTGCCATCACGACCTGGGACGCGGCTGGGGTCGTCACCGGGCAGGCCCTCAACTCTGGATCGTGGGCTCCCATGTCTGGGGCCGGCGGGGGCATCTTCGTTCGCCGCACCGTGGACCTCGTGACCGTGCAGGTCAACTTCTTGGAGCGCACCGGCGTCACCGACGTGAACGTCTGGTCGTCCTATGCCCTTCCAGCGGGCTTCCGGCCTACCTACTCGGTCCTGGTGCCCGTGGTCATCGGCAGCTCGTCGGTCAGCAGCCTCGTTGTCGCGAATAACGGCACGTTGCAGCGGGGCGCATCCTCGTCGGCGGGCGCAGACGGCGCCATCCGTCAGCAGTCCATCAACTTCCCAGCCGCATCGTCGACGCCTTGGCCCACGTCGCTGCCCGGCACCGCCGCCTGACCCCCAAGGAGCCCCCATGACGACTGAAGACTTCGACCGAGAGCGCCTTGGTCGCCGCGTCACTTTCGGGCTGGCCTCGTTCAGCCCAGTTGTCAACGGGTGGGCGAGGGACTTGCAGTCGGCCCTCGCTGAGATCGACCGGCTGCGGGAGGCGCTGAGCGAGGAGGCCGACCGTATCGAGCACCTGGATGTCGAGAACGAGCGGCTGCGGGCCGAGTTGCGGCGCTTTCAGCGCATCATCGCCCTTGACGAGATCGCCGCTATCTCCCAAGACGCCGGGCTCGACGAACTCACGGGTGAGCCGCCGATCCGCCGCTGATGCACGGCTACGGCGTTGTCCTCACCAAGACCAGGACAGCACTCTCTGGCAGTCAGGGGGGGCGACGTCGATGTCTAGGCGCTGCACCTGCTCCCGATACCGCTGGTGCGCCCGCCACGCAGGGGAAACTGACCCGTTGCGTGCCGAAGCCCGCGTGCGAGGTGACCTGGACGGTTGCACGTGGCTCGTCCGCTCAGCCGAAGGGCGAGGGTTCGGCCCCATCCTCCCAGGGGTCGACGTCGCTCGAACGCAGCTCGCTGAGCTGCTGAACAGGCTCGCCGACGACTCGCAGGGCTCCGCGATTGTCTCTGGCAGCATGGACGACATGGTATAGTGAGACGCTGATGAAGCCTCGCCGACTCGCCGTCCAGTTCCGCGCCATGCCCGAGGAGGGCGAGGGCGTCCTGGTCGGCTACGCCACGGTGTACGACTCGCCGTACCAGATCGGCGACAAGGCCTTCGAGTCGATCACCCGCGGGGCTTTCGACGACAGCCTCGCCGCGCAGGACAACGTGATCCCCGTCTTCTGGGAGCACACGTGGACTTCGGTGAAGGGGACGCCGCAGCCGCCCATCGGGGTCGCACGCGCCAAGAGCGACGAGCACGGCCTGCGCGTCGAGGCGAAGCTGTTCGTGGACGACCTACCCGAGGCGAAGGCCGTGTGGCTCGCCGCCAAGGAGGGCGGCCTGCGTGAGTGGAGCCTGGGCTACGTGGCCAACGAGGTCCGTCAGGACCAGGAGCTCCGCAACCTGGAGCACGTGGACCGCGGCGAGGTGCTGGAGGCCAGCGTCGTCGTCCGCGGTGCCGCGAACACCGAGATGATCGCGGTTCGCGCCGCCACGATCGACGACGTCCGCCTCGCAGCTGCCGAGTCCCAGGAGAGCAACGAGGATCGGAGTGAGGCGGACGATCCCGCCATCCTCGAGGAGGCTTGGAGCCTCCTCAGCAACCCCGCCGTCCGTGAAGCCTTGAGCGTCATGGTACAGTGGAACACCGGTAACGAAACCGACGAGGAGCAGAACCGCACGTGACCGTGGACCTGGAGAAGGAGATCGTCGAGCTTCGCTCCACGATCCAGAGCAAGGCGGCCGAGGAGACCCGGCTGCGCGCGGCTGCCGACCAGGTGGTCGCCGACCTGAAGGCCAAGGGCATCAACCCGCTGGTCGACAAGGACGCCTACGAGCAGGTCGACTCGGCCTACAAGCCGGCCGACGCCCTGCGCGATGAGGTCAGCGAGCTCCGCTCCCGCCTCGACGCCACGATGCGGCGCGTCGGCGAGAAGGCCGACGAGGAGGAGCGCAAGGGTTCGCGGACCCGCGAGGCCCGCTCGATCGCTGAGGCCCTGCTCCGCTCCGCCGAGCTCAAGGCCCTCCGCGACTCGAAGGTCCTGGAGATGTCGCAGGCCCGCGTCGAGATGGCGCCCGTGGAGGTCGCTACGCGCGACGCCGCGCGTGAGCTCCTGCGCCTGCGCGCCACGGTCACGAACGCGGCCGGCTCCGGCGGCGGCGTCATCTGGTCCGACCGGCTGGAGAACCTGATCGTCCCGATGCCCGAGCGGCGCGTGCGCCTTCTCGACGTCATCACGATCGGCGAGACCGACAGCGACACGGTGGAGTTCGTGCGGGAGACCACGCGGACCCATGCCGCCGCGCCCACGCCCTACGGCACCGCCGCTCCCGAGGCGAGCTACGGCTACACCAAGGACTCGACGAGCGTGAAGCGGATTCCGCATCACGTGCCCGCCACCAAGGGTGCGCTCATGGACTCCGGGCAGCTCAAGACGCTCCTCGAGACGTCGCTCGTGAAGGGCCTGCGGCTCGAGGCCGAGCGCCAGGCGCTCGTCGGCGACGGCACGGGTGAGAACCTGCGGGGCATCCTGCAGACGGTCGGCATCGGCGCGCAGGCGCTGGGCTCCGACACCCGCTTCGACGCCGTGCACAAGGCGATCACCAACGTCCGGATCAACTACGAGGACGAGCCGTCGGTCATCGGCATGCACCCGACCGACTTCGAGTCGGTCGTCCTGGAGAAGGACGCCAACGGGAACTACGTCCACGGGCGCAGCGCCGAGGACATCCGGACCATCTGGGGCCTGACCCCGGTCGTCAGCACCCTCTTCACGCCCGGCAACCCGCTCGTCGGGGACTACAGCCAGTACGTGATGTGGATGCGGACTGGCATCAGCGTCGCTGCCAGCGACAGCCACGCGGACTTCTTCCTGAAGGGTCTTGTCGCCCTGCTGGCCGAGTTCCGGGCTGCCGCCACGCTCCTGCAGCCCAAGGCATTCTGCCAGCTCACCGGGTTCTGATCGTGGAGACGGTCGTCCTCAAGGAGGACGTGATCCTCCGGCATGACAACGGGACGAGCTACTTCGCGGCGTTCGCCGGCCAGGAGGTCACCGTCGAGGAGGCCCGCTCCCTGGGCGTCCTCGGCGATGCCCCGGCCGGTGAGGCCGAGGAGCCCGAGCCCGCCAAGCCCGCCCGTGGGCGCCCCAAGAAGGATGGTGACGCCTGATGGCCTTCGATCCCGACAAGAACCAGTTCTTCCCCGCTTCGGCGATCGAGGACCTTCCCGCTGACGGGAGCTCCACGGTCACCGAGCTGGAGGAGAAGGTCAACGAGGTCATCGCAGCCCTTCGGGCTGCCGGCGTGATCGATCCCGACTAGCGCATGAGGGCGATCCGCAACCGCGAGATCGTCGTCCGGCTGCATGTCGATGACGAGGGCGGAGCTCTCGTCGCTGCGGACACCACGCCCACGTTGACCGTCACCAACGGCAGCGGGGACGTGGTGTCTGGCGTCTCCGCGGTCACATCGGAGACGACGGGCGTGTACAAGGCGATCATCCCGCCACAGAGCGACCTGGACGTGCTCACGATCACCTGGCAGGCGGTCGTCGATGGCCACACGCGGACCAGCGAGACGACAGCGGTCGTTGTGTCCGAGCGGCTGGTGCCGCTTTGGCGACTGCGCGAGGACCCGGAGCTCGCCGGCCTGTCCGCGCCGAACCTGCTGCGCCTCGCCGACGCGGTGGAGAGCTGGTTCAACAACGCCCTCGGTTTCCCGTACTGCGAGGAGCCGCTGCACACCGTGTTCAACCACCCAGGCGGCTCGCGGCTGATCGTGCCCGGCGCGCTCTACCCGCGGCGGATGGTCCGGGCCATCGAGGGCGAGACCGAGGTGCCTGCCGACAGGCTGGCCGAGGTCGAGGTCGTGGACGGTGCGTTCGAGTTCACGGCGTTCATCCACTGGGACTTCCTCGTCGGCCAGCACCAGATGGTGTGGGCGATGGGCCGCAAGGAGGTCTGGATCACGCACGGGCCGTCGCCGGAGTTCGACCACGGCGTCCCCGCTGACCTCGTGAACGCGGCGGTCACCCTCGCGCGGTACGTCGCCCGCGGGAGCAACTACCCGGAGCGCGCGCGGTCAGTCCAGACCGAGAGCGCCATCATCAGCTTCTCGACGCCGAGCTGGGACCGGCCGACCGGTCTGCCTGAGGTCGACGGTGCCGTGAACCGCTACGCGGTCCGACGAGTCGTCTAGAGCGTCATGGTACAATGAGACAGATGGACGAGCTGGAGTTCCCGGTCTACACGGTCTTCGAGGACATCGAGGTCTCGTTCGCAGACCGCGATGGCCGCGAGGTCCGCTTCAGCTTCCCGGCCGGCACTGCGCGGCCCGACACGGAGGACGAGTGGTTCGTCCTCGAGCACATGCTGGCGCCCAGCGGCGCCGCCGAGCGAGTGAAGGAGCGCTGACAGCGTGCCCATCCAGAACCGGATCACCCAGGTCGGCATCGCGAAGCAGAACGCCAAGGGCGCGGCCGCTGCGACCGCTGCCTACCAGCTGGGCGTGAACAGCGGCGCCGTGACCAACGCCGAAGTGTCGGAGGAGGACCTGCCGATCACCTGGGCCTCCCGGCTCATCCAGGGCCACGATCGCACGGCGGTCTACCCCGGCGCCGACTTCGAGACGCTGGCGCTCCCGAAGTCGATCGGCACGCTGCTCCAGGCTGCCTGCGGTCAGGACGCGGTGACTGGCTCCGGTCCCTACGTCCACACCTTCAAGCACGCGCTGTCGCTCCCGTACCTCAGCTTGTTCGCCCGCAAGGACGCTGAGTACTTCAAGGTGTCCGACGCGCGTGTCAACGAGCTGGAGCTCTCCTGGGAGCAGACCGGAGCGCTCCGCGTGAAGGTCGTCATGGGCGGCTGCACCTACGAGTTCCTGGGTGCGCCGTACACGGCGGACGCCGACGAGCGCCCGCAGGCTGGCGTCTTCAAGGGCTGCGGTGGCTCATTCACCGTGAACGGCGCCAGCGCCATCGTGCGCAGCGGCTCGATCAAGGTCTCCAATGGCATCGAGCCGATCTACGGCTCTGACAGCGTCCTCCCGAAGGATGTCTTCCCGCAGGTGCAGACGGTCGACGTCTCGCTCACCATCGTCCCTGACAACCTGCAGGAGTTCCGCCGCACCCTCACCGGTGCGCCTGCTGGCTCCGCGGTCGCGTGCAACCCCACGTACGGGGCTGTCAGCGCCCAGTGGCGTGTCGATCCCGACACCCACCTCACCTTCGAGTCCAGCCGCCTGAAGACGGTCGTCGGGTTCCCCGAGACGAACGCTCAGGGCGGCCCTGTGGAGCTCACCCTCGAGGGTTCCGTGGCGGAGCCTGCGGCCAGCGACGCCTACACGTTCGTCCTGTCGAACGACGTCACCGCCGCCTACTGATCCCGGCCGTCCGGCCAACACCCCCACTTCTTCGACAACAGAACCAGTGCAGGCAGGCCCAGCTTGGGCCTGACCCTGTCGTGCCCACGGGAGAGGCCCAATGCAGAAGACCAAGCTCACTTTCGACGGCCAGGAGCACGTCCTCGATCAGCCGCGCTTCGGCGACCTCGTTGCCTTCGAGCGCCAGTTCGGCCTCAAGGCGTCCGCCCTTGAGCCCAAGCCCGTCCTCGACGAGCACGGGCAGCAGGTGGTCGATGAGGAGAGCGGCGAGCCGGTCATGAAGGCCGAGGTCGCGCTGGAGTGGCTGGCCTTCCTGTTCTGGCGCGCGTTGCGCCGGCAGGGTGTCATCACCAAGGACCTGCCCTTCGACGACGACTTCGTGGACCGGATCGAGGGCGTCGAGATGATCGACGAGGGCGAGGAGGACAACGCCGCGGACCCTTCGGTCCCGGCTCCGCAACCTGGCTGATTGCCGTCGTGGCGGTGGAGCTCGGCGTCGACCCGGGCCAGCTCTACCGCACCGCGGAGCGGGAGCCGCAGCTGTTCGACGCGGTGGTCCGGGTCCTGAAGAAGCGCACTGACGCGCAGAACGAAGCACAAGAGCGATTCGAGCTGAGACGACAGCTCAACAAGTACTGAGGAAGGAGGTGAGGTCATGCCGAGCGCGATCGCTCCGCGCATCGAGGTGCATGGCCTCGCCGAGTTCCGCGCAGCACTTCGTCGCGAGGAGCGTCGCACGCCCGCCGAGGTCACGCGAACCCTTCGCGAGATCGGCACCGAGATGAAGCGGTCCGTCCGGCAGAAGATGGATCGGACGTTCACGATCCCGCGGTCGCGCCGTACCGGCCGGCTCCGCCAGGACCTGCACGTCACCACCAAGACGGGCGAGATGCAGCTCACGTTCGGGCGCTCGTCGCCACAGGCTGGCTGGTGGGAGTTCGGCGGCAACAGCAAGACGCCGCCGCCCTTCCGCGAGCGAGTGAAGTCGGGCCGCACCGTCTACCCGACGCTGCGTGAGATGCGGCCCGAGATCGAGCTGCGGATGGACCTGCTCCTCACGCGGGTCGCGATCGACCTTGAGTCGAACCCGCCCACGGGAGTTCGCTGATGGCCAGGCCGGTAGTCCTTCGGTTCGTCGGCGATACGTCGCACCTGACGCGGACCTTCAACGCCACCGCGGCGCAGTCTGCAGCGCTCTCGCGGCAGGTCGGCGCCATGAACACGCAGCTCGCAGCTGCGTCCCAGGGCCTCATCGCCACCGGCTCGATCTTGAGCCGCCGCTTCACGCTCCCGATCGCGTACGCGACGGGCGCGTCGGCCATCCTCGCCACCAGCTTCGAGTCGGCGATGGTCAAGATCGAGACGCTGGCTGGCGAGTCGTCCGCCCAGGTCGAGGAATGGACCGAGAGCGTCCTTGAGCTCGCGCGCGTGCTTCCGCAGAGCCCCGCCGAGCTCGCTGAAGGCCTCTACTTCATCGCGTCGTCTGGCATCGATGCGTCACACGCGCTCGACGTCCTCAAGGCGTCGGCGAAGGCATCGGCCGTCGGCCTCGGCGACACCCAGACCGTCGCGGACGCGCTCACCTCGGCCATCAACGCCTACGGCATCGAGAACCTGAAGGCAGCTGACGCAGCGGACATCCTCCTCCGCGCGGTGCAGGAGGGCAAGGGCGAGGCCGAGGACTTCGCTGGCTCGATCGGCCGCGTGATCGCCCCGGCCCAGCTGCTCGGCGTCACGTTCGACGAAGTCGCGGCGGCGATGTCGTCCATGACCCTCGTCGGCCTGTCCGCGGACGAGTCGGCCACCGCCCTCCGGCAGGTCTTCTTCACCCTGGCCAAGCCCTCGAGGCAGGTCGCTAAGGCCCTCGCCGAGGTCGGTCTGTCCGCGGATGAGGTCCGCAAGAGCATCGATGAGAAGGGCCTCCTCGCCACTCTCGTCGACCTCCGCGACAAGGTCGGAGACAACGACGAGCTCCTCGCCAACATGTTCCCCAACATCCGGGCCTTCAACGGTCTGACGATCATGACGGGCGAGAACCTGAGCAACACCGCCCGCATCTTCGAGGCGATGGGCAACTCCACCGGCCTCGTGGACAAGGCCTTCCAGCGGACCTCCGAGACGGCCGAGTTCAAGTTCAACAAGGCGCTCAACCGGGTGAAGATCGTCGGGACCGACATCGGTGCCAGCGTCCTGCCCCGCTTGGTCGAAAGCGTGTCAGGGTTCACTGAGACGCTCCTTCGTGGATGGGAGTCGCTGAGCCCTGGCGCTCAGTCGATGGCGATCAACATCGCCCTCGTCGTCGCAGCGCTCGGGCCGATGCTCCGCCTCATCGGCAACATCGGTGCGGCGCTGAACCTCATCGCTGCGCATCCTGTGATCGCGGCGATCGTGGCCCTGGCGGCTGGCTTCTACATCGCCTACCAGCGGATCGAATGGTTCCGCAACGCGGTGGACGCGGTGGTCCGGTTCCTTCGGGACAACCTGCAGGAGGTCCTGATCGCTATCGGGTCCCTGATCGCCTCAACGCTCCTGCCTGCGTTCTCGCCCCTCATCGCCCTCGCGGGAACGCTGTACATGGCGTACCAGCGGTTCGAGCCGTTCCGTGAGGCCGTCAACGCGCTCGCCCGGCTCCTCATGGGCGCCTTCCGCTCCGCGGTTGAGTGGCTGCGGGACTTCGCGCCGGTCGCTTGGCGCTCGATGCAGCAGGCGGCCGCGGGCGCGGTGCGCGTGGCTCAGTCGGCGCTCAACGGCCTAGTCCGTGGATTCCAGGCGGTTCGCAGCGGTGTCCAGCCGATCGTCGACTGGTTCGTCCGCTGGGTCGCGCCTGTCTTCGGCGAAGCGCTGGGCCTCATGGGCGACCTGTCGTCGAAGTTCGCCCGTGACTTCATGGCCGCGTTCCAGCTCGCTGTCGACGTCGGCGGTCCGATCATCGAGACGCTGTCGGACGTCTTCACGGGGCTGGCGTCGACGATCGCCTCCGTCCTGGGATCGGCCGTCATCCCGATCATTCAGGGGGTTGTCAGCGCCATCTGGGAGCTGCGCGTCGTCGTGGTCGCGGCGTTCGAAGTGATCGTCTCGGTGCTGCAGGGGTTCTGGAATGTGGCCCAGCCGCTCCTGTCCCTCATCGGGAGCACCGTCAAGAGCGTCTTCACTGGTGCGTTCGGAGTCGCCAAGTCGATCGTCGAGGGCTTCCTGCAGACGCTGAGCGGGATCATCCAGGTGATCCGCGGGATCATCAACGGCGACTGGCGCCAGATCTGGGAGGGGATGCGCAACACCTTTGCCGGCATCTGGCGCGGTGTCACCGGATCGGTGCGCACCGCGGTCGACACCATCGTCGGCTTCATCCGCGACCTGCCGAGCCGACTCGGGCGGCTCCTGGCAGGCATCGGCCAGGCCGGCCTCGACATCGGTGGCAAGTTCATCAGCGGCATCGTCGACGGCGTGAAGGGAATCGCCTCCGCTGCGTTCGACATCGGCAAGGGGTTCACCGACGCTCTGATGGACGCCCTGAAGACGGGCTGGAACCGCGTCATCGACTGGCTCAACGAGAAGACGAACGCGATGGACTTCACCATCGGCGTTGGTCCCGTGCGGAAGACGGTCGGCCTACCTGACAACATGTGGAACGTCCTGCGCCTCGCGAACGGAGGCATCTTCAGCTCGCCCGTGTTCGCGCAGATCGCCGAGGCTGGTGAGGAGGCGGTCGTTCCTCTTACGCGGCCGCGTCGAGCCGCCGCCATCCTTCGCGAAGCCGGCCTGCTGCCGGACGGTGCCACCCTCAGCGGCGAGGACAAGGGCGCCGCCGTGGTGGTCAACCAGACGATCTATGCGCTCGACCCGTACGAGGCAGCTCGCCAGGCGGGCATCGAGGCGCGCTGGGCCATGAAGACAACGGGGCGATAGCCATTATGGAAGAGTTCGAGCTGGGCATCGGCGACATCATCCTTGGCGGCTCGGGAGCCGGCCGCGACTACATCGTCCACCAGTGGGATGGCCTCGGTATCCCGTCCATCCGCAACAGCGACAGCCAGCGCCCGCAGGACTACGGCAGCTTCCTCGGGCCGGACGTGCCCGACTCACGGGACATCCGCATCGACGTCACCATTCGCGGTGATGACCCGGCGGACGCCGTGATGAAGCTGAATGCGCTCCTGCGCGAGTGGCACCTCGACACACGAACGGACACGACGGCCATCAAGCCGCTCATGCTGCGGCTCCCTGGTCAGCAGACATGGCGTCTGCACGGCCGTCCACGACGGGCATCGTTTGAGACTGCCCGGATCATCGGCTCGAGGATCGATGGCACGCTGGAGTACTTCGGGGCCGATCCGCGCTGGTACTCAGACGTCGAGCACCAGACAGCCCTTGCTCTCGCAACCGCGACGACAGGTCGCGGATACAACAAGAGCTTCAACTACGGGTACGGAGGGTCGGGGTCCTCCGGAGTGCAGACGATCACGAATGAGGGTTCGATCGGCACCCTGCCAACTGTGACCTTCTACGGGCCGGTGACGAACCCGTTCATCGAGAACGTCACGACGAACCGACGCCTGCGCCTCGTCTACACCATTGGCGTTGGCGAGTTCATCGTCGTCAACTTCGCAGAAGCGACTGTCCTTCTGGGCGGAGCCGCTTCTAGGTACTTCGCCAAGTCCGGCGAGTTCTGGGAGCTCGTGCCTGGCCCGAACGAAATCCGTTTCGGAGCCGATGCCTACGACGCCGCAGCGTACGCCTTTATTGAGTGGCGCGACGCCTGGATCTAAGGAGACACACACGAATGGCTGAACGCAACCCCTGTCTGTGGCTGCAGAACCGCATCGACCACACTGCCGAGAACGACCGCGCGGTCCTGACCGCTCTCCTTGCCGGGCGTGAGGGCGTCTTCGGTGAGGATGATCTCAAGGTCACCCAGCGTGGCGCCGGAGCCAACATGTCGGTCGATGTCGCTGGTGGCCGAGCGGCCGTGAACGGCGACGACGCCGCGATCACGCAGGGCAGCTACCTCGTCTGGAACGACGCCACGAAGAACCTCACAATCGCGGCTGCCGACCCGACCAACCCGCGCAAGGACATCATCATCGCTCGCGTGTACGACGCCTTCTACTCTGGCTCTAGCAACGAGTGGGCACTCGAGGTCATCACGGGTACGCCCGCCTCGACACCATCCGAGCCGGCCGTGCCAAACAACGCGATCAAGCTCGCCGTTGTGACGGTGCCCGCGCTGGCCTCGTCGATCACGAACGCTCATATCGCTGATGTGCGCCAGCGCACCGCAGCGGTCGGCGGCACGATCGTCTGTACGTCGACAACGCGGCCGACATCGCCTCATGCGGGGCAAGAGATCTACGAGGACAACACTGGCTTGCGTCTGTATTGGAACGGATCAGCCTGGCGATACGTACCTGGTCAGGTGCTCGCGAGTGCTGAGCGAACCACCAACCAGAACGGCGTTGCCAGCGGTACTGACTTCGCGGGCCTGTCGGTGACATTCGATGCACTGGGCGGCCCTGTCCTGGTGAAGGCGCGCCTCAACCTGCAGAACACGGGTTCCACGGAAACGATCCTGTTCGACCTGAAGGAGGGCAGCTCAACGGTCGAGTCTCCGATGTCGCAGGTACTTCATCCGAGCACTGGGCTGGTCACACATTATGCTGAGACGCGCCTCACGCCATCGGCGGGATCACACACGTACAAGCTGACGCATGCAGGCTTGAACAACGTAAACCTGCTGGCAAACCCAACTCGTCGCGCGCAACTGATGGTGGTCTCAGCGTGATGAGTGCCGACCGAGATCCCGCGCTCATCTGGCGCCCGCTGCCCGAGGCACACACGCAGCCGCACATCGTGCCCGTCCAGTGGATCGTGCATACTGCAGTCGACGGACCAGGCCCGACGAACCTCGGGGACTACTTCGAGCGCGCTGATATCGACCTCGAGAGTCATACCTGGCTGCGCTGGGATCGGCATGAACAGTTCGTCGGCTTCGACCGGTCTGCTGATGCCAACTACAGGGCGAACCGCTGGCACGACGGCGCGCGTTGGGTCGGCGCGGTCTCCACGGAGACCGAGGACGACGGTGCGCCTCACGAGACGCCTTGGAACGAGTACCAGCTGCGCGAGCTGATCCGGTTCGGTACGTGGCTCGCGCTCACGTTCTGGATTCCGCCTGAGGTCCCGAGCTCGCCCTACGCCCCGGGCATGGGGTGGCACAGCCTCTTCCCTGGCCATTGGACCAACGTCCCTGGCAAGACGTGCCCCGGTCCAGTGCGCATTCGGCAGTTCACCGAGTCCGTCCTGCCAGGCATCCGCGCTGCCATTGCGGCGCTGAACAGCCCTCCGCCGCAGCAGCGGCAGCGCGGCCGACATCTCATCATCATCTCCTAGAAGGAGGAGCCTCATGACTGATACTCCCACCAGCGATATCGCCGTGGCGATCAAGGGACTCGACGACGAGCTGGCCGCGCAGCGCCAGCGAATCGTCCCCGAGCCCTACGTCATCGGCGTCGGCGCCGGCGCGGACCCGGCCTTTGCCTACTTCCCGAACGGTGCCGTACGCCGGCTCACCGGGAACAGCGAGCTCATCTACCTCCGTGACGAGCGACGCATCCGGACCGTCACGATCTCGTCCACGGACGTCGAGCGAGCCGCCAAGGTCTCCAAGGCCCTGTTCGACATCTAGGTGGCCGTCTACACTTATCTCTCGGCAGACCTCCTCACGGGCACGGTCCGCGAGGAGCTGCCTCTCACGGGCGTCCGGTGGTCGAAGGTGCTCAACGGGCCTGGGGCGCTCAACGCGAACATCCGCTACACGCACCCCAAGGCCACGCGAGCCAACCTCGACCCTGGTCGTACCGCCATCTTCGTACGTCGCAACGGCCTGGTCGTGTGGGGCGGCATCCTCTGGACGGCCCGCAAGGTCAAGGGCAACGATGTCCTGTCGCTCGGGTGCGAGGGGTTCTGGAGCTACTTCCGACGACGGCGCCTGCGGCACAACATCAAGTTCACGAACGTCGATCAGCTCACCATCTTCAAGGAGCTCATCCGCTACACGCAGGGCCAGCCGGTCACTCAGGCGACGTCAGGCAACGGCACATACCCGCAGCCGAACGGGGACATCGGCGTTCTACTCGGCGATGAGACAAGCGGCGTGTTGCGTGTGAAGACCATCAACGGGTTCGAGCGGTCAATCGTCGGCAACGAGCTCGAGAGTTTGGCTAGCTTGAGCGGCGGCTTTGACTTCGCGATCGAGGTCACTGAGCCGACCTCTCACAACTTCGTGAAGACACTGCGACTTGGGTACCCGCGCCGCGGTCGACGCACCAACATCGTCTTCGAGCAGGGCAAGAACGTGAAGCTGCTGGACTGGCAGATCGACGCCGACCGCCTTGAGAACCGCGTCGATGCTCTCGGATCGGGCGAGGGGCCCGCGATGCTTATCAGCACCGCGCAGGACACGAACGTCCTCGACCAGGGCTACCCGCTTCTAGACGGCACAGTGTCGCACAAGGACGTCACTCGCCTGGAGACGCTTGCCGCACACGCGCAGCGTCGGCTCACCGAGCACAAGCTGCCCGTCAGCATCCCGGTTCTGTCGCTGCGCGTGACGGAGGAAGGGGAGGTCGGCAGCTTCATCGAGGGGGATGAGTGCCTGGTGCGAGCTGATGACGGCTTCGTGCAGTTCGACAACTACTACCGGGTGATCGAGTACCTGGTCGACGTCTCCAACGAGGGCGACGAGACCATCGACATCACCTTCGCGGAATCGGAGGCCACGTTCGCATGACGATCAACCGAGAGGACCTGCAGAGCTACATCCGCGAGCTGGAGCGTCGTATCTTCAAGCTGGAGACGGCGCCGCGTGCGCCGTACACCTCAATCCTGAACGAGGCGGGGGAGGAGGTGACTCGGCTGTCGCAGGACGGTCTGACCATCGCCGAGGGTGGAATCTGGGTGGGGGGTGGACCAGTGCGTGCGATCGACTTCGCGTTCACGGAAGGTGACTCCGCGAATGTGTCTCTCAGTACGACTGCCGTGGAAGCGGCGATCGCCGTTCTGATTCCGCCGTCGTGGGCAACGACCGTCGTGCTGCAGGTCTTCTCGCTCGTCCAAATGCGCAACAACACGGCGTCGCCTCAGGCGATCGCCATGCGTGCGATGGCACACGGCGTTCCGCCCTCGGGACTGTGGACGGACGACGTCGGTCCCACCGAGTGGGGGACACAGGTCGACTACTACCAGCGGACGCTTACACGCGGCGTCCACTTCACTACCAGCGTGACGGCCTCGACAGCCGTGGGTGTCACAGTCGGCACGAACTCACAGAACTACGTGCGGACGAAGGCGACCGCGTACTTCCTGCGATGAAGCTACTGGCACACCCAGACGTCGCTAGGAACGCACTCGGTGGTGACAGGCATCGGTGGCGCCGTGGTCGTGGGACTCTGCACGGCGGTCGTGCTGGTTGTCGTCGCCTCCAGCTCCGTGATGCGCTTCTCGTGATCGTCGACGCGCTGCTCAAGCGGAACAGTGACCGGCGGAGCTGGTGCCTGAGTAGGCTGTGTCGGCGCCGTGGTCGTCACGACGATCGTGGTGGTCGTGGTCAGCTCGGCGGCAGTCGTGGTGGTCTCCTCGACGGTCGTCGTTGTCTCGTCGATGTCGCTGATCCGAGTGGAATTTCCGCCCGGGTCGCCGCCAACAAGAGCCACGAAACCGGCGCCAATGGCCGCCGCGCCAACCAGCGCGCCGACCAGCGTCTTGCGCTGGACGGTGGTCCGCATGTCCATGCTCTCACCGTACCGTGTAGCCGGCCGACCGCCCATAGCGGCGGGCGAGCGTCATAGTACAATGGGACGCATGTTCGCTCTGAGCGAGTCGTCCCTGGTGGCGCTGGCGGTCCCGGTGCTCACGGGATCGATGGCGATCGTTGGGGCTTGGATCGAGCGACGTCATGCGCAGGCGCTCAAGGAGCTGCGCGATGAGAACGACGAGCAGCATCAGCGCGGCTACAGCCTGCTGCAGTCCATCGACGCCCGGACGATCGCAATCGACCAGAAGGTCGACAGGCACGGCGAGTGGATCGCCCGACATGAGGAGCTTCATGCCCACAGCAACTGACCCCGACGACCGGATCGGCAGGCTCGAGGCGCTGGCCGCGGAGCGCGAGAAGGAGATCAAGCGGGCCAGGCGCAGCGAGGCAAAGGCGTGGCAGCAGGTCAAGGAGCTGGAGCGGAGCCTGAGCCGCTTCGCGCAGGTGAAGCCGCAGGACATGAAGGTGCCGACCTGGCTCAAGCCGAAGAAGTCGGGCAAGGAGCACCATGCGACCCCGGTGCTCATGCTGTCCGATCTCCACCTGGACGAGCGGGTGGACCCCCTGGAGATGGACGGGCTCAACGAGTACGACCGCGAGATCGCCGAGGCGAGGCTGCGCAAGGTCGTGAACGGCACGGTCAAGCTCGCCAAGGAGTACGTGGGGGGCCTCACCCTCGACGGCATCGTGGTCCCGCTCCTGGGCGACATCATCACGGGCGACATCCACGACGAGCTCGCCCGCACGAACGAGGCGCCCGTGCCGGCCACGATCGTCCATTGGGTGCCACGGCTCGCGTCCGCCCTGACGCATCTGGCCGACGAGTTCGGGCGCGTGTTTGTGCCGACCGTCGACGGCAACCACGACCGCACGTACAAGCGGACACCAGCGAAGAAGCGAGCGGAGTCAAGCAACGCTTGGGTCATCTACAACTGGCTGGCGGACACGCTGCGCGACGACCCGCGCATCACCTTCTCCATCAGCACCTCGCCCGAGCAGGTCATTGAGGTGTACGACACGCGGTTCTTGCTTGCGCACGGCGACGCGTTCCGCAGCTCTGGTGGTGTCGGCGGTCTCTACCCCTCGCTGCTCAAGTGGCTGCTCCGCAAGCACGCGCTCTACTCGGCGACCCGCAACGACTTCGACTACGCGCTCATCGGCCACTGGCACCAGCTCCTGTGGGGGAGTGACTTCGTGGTCAACGGCAGCCTGAAGGGCTACGACGAGTACGCGCGCCACGGCGGGTTCGGCTTCGAGCGCCCGCAACAGGCGCTCTTCTTCGTCACGCCGGAGAACGGCGTCGTCCAGCGGCTACCCGTGTTCGCCGACTGAATGAGCGTCATGGTATAGTGTGACGCACGATCACCATTGAGCCTGGGAGGGCCTTCATGTCAGCTGTCACGCGGACGCGCATCTACGTGTCCGGTCCGTACTCCTCCGACCCCGAGGGCGGCACGGCGCGCGCCATCGCTGCTGGTCAGACGCTGCTGGACATGGGCTACGCCCCGTTCGTCCCGCACCTGACGCACTACTGGCACACGCAGCACCAGGCGAACACGTACGAGTCGTGGATGCAGCTCGACCTCGCGTGGGTCGCTGCCTCGGACGCCGTGCTGCGCATGCCAGGCGAGTCGGCGGGCGCCGACCGCGAGGTGGAGCTCGCGCACGACCTCGGCATCCCGGTCTTCCGCGATGTGAGCGCTCTGTTCAGACAGGTCCCCGTCTGGGGGTACACCCGCAGCGGCGATCGCTTCCCGATCGAGCCGGAGCCGGAGCCGTCGAGCACCGTCCCGCCCGCCGTGGACCGCGCGCTCCAGCGCGTCCGCTCCATCTTCGAGAAGAAGAACGCTGACTACTCCGACGGACGCAGCTGGTCCTCCAACTTCGAGGACGTCGCTGATCAGATGGGATTCGAGCGGCCACAAGAGGTCGCCGAGACGCTGATCGCGGTCAAGCAGGCCCGCCTCCGCTCGCTGCGCGTGCGAGGCAGCGAGCCGCAGAACGAGGCCGTGGAGGACACGGTGCTCGACCGCGCCGCCTACGCGGTCATCCGCCTCGCGCTCGACATCGAGCGCGCCGACGACAAGGAGATCAAGTGAAGGACCTCATTCAGCGCTTCTCGAGCCGGAAGTTCCTCGTGACCGTCAGCGCGGTCACCGGCCTGCTGGCCAGCAAGAACTACGTCGAGGCTGCCGGCGTCGCGATCGCCTACGTGCTCGGTGAGGCACACATCGACGCCAAGAGCGTCGCTGGCACGGTCCAGAACATCAGCCTCGCCGTCCAGAAGGCCGCGGACGAGCAGACCGCCTGATGCTCATCATCGTCGAGGGGCCAGACGGCGCAGGCAAGACGACGCTCGCCAAGAAGATCGTCGCTGCGACGGGGGCGTGGTACCGCCACGCCAGCAAGCCCGTGTGGCATCCGATGATCGAGTACACGTATCCGGTCGAGGACGCCCTGTGCGACAACTCCGCTGGTCTCGTCTGCGATCGCTGGCACCTCGGCGAGATGATCTACGGCCCCCTCTACCGAGGGAAGGCTGGCCTCACCGAGACGCAGTTCGCTGCCGTCGAGGAGTACCTGACAGAGCGCGGCGCGGTGGTCGTGCTCTGCACCGGAACCACCAGGCAGCTCATCCAGCGGCTGCAGGACCGCGGCGAGGAGGTCCATCCGACCTTCCGCCAGGAGATCAGGGCCTGGGACGACATGGCCACCAAGACGCGACTGCCGGTGATCCGGTCGCTCGTCGGCATGGAGACGCCTGCGTGGGAGGTCATCGACTTCGCACGCGAGCACGAAGGGAAGGTGTTGTGCACGACATCCACGTGACGAACATGCGCGACGGCTACGTGCGCATCGTCGAGCACGTCCGCCTCTGGGGCGAGGAGGTCGCCCCGCGAGGGCAGCCGACCCTCGAGGTCCAGGGCGCGACGATCATCCTCGAAGACCCGTACGACGCGCTGCCGGTCGGAGTCGGGCGCAAGCTCAACCCGTCGATCGCCGCGGCCGAGGCCGCGCAGCTGATCGGGGGCGTCTCCTACCCCGACCTCATGGTGCGGATCACGCGCAACTTCGACCGCTTCCGCGACGACGGCACCTTCCACGGCGCGTACGGGCCACGGGTGCGTGCGCAGCTGCCGGCCGTCGTGCAGCGGCTCAAGCTCGACCCGCACACGCGGCAGGCGATCGTGGTCCTCTGGGACCCGGTGCGTGACACGTTCACCGAGGGGCTGAGCGACTATCCGTGCACGATCTCGCTGCAGTACTTCATCCGCGACGGGCGGCTCGAAGCCCACACGCACATGCGGTCGAACGATGTGTGGTGGGGCCTCGCCTACGACGCCTTCCAGTTCACGCAGCTGCAGATCACCGTCGCCAACGTGCTCGGGATCGAAGCCGGCCGCTACTACCACCACGCGAACAGCCTGCACTTCTACCTGCGGGACACGGCCGCGGCACAAGAGCTCTACTTCATCCATGACGCGCCCAAGCCGGAGCGCGTCGAGGGCTTCCGCGGGCCGGACATGGTGTCGGCGATGGCGGTCGCGCGCCGGCACCTGAAGGGAGACGTCGAGGCGAACAGCCCGGTCCACAACGCGTTCTACACCCGGCACCTGAACCCGTACGTCCTCAGCAGTGCTGCCTGACGACCTCAGCCTCAACCTCGTGGAGACCTGGGACGACGCCCAGGATCTCATGCGCTGGCTCGGCGAGCGCCGCAACGTGCTGGCGGTCGACACGGAGACCTCCGGTTTCGGCTGGTGGCGGGAGCGCCTAAGGCTCGTCCAGTTCGGCGACACGCACGAGGGGTGGGCAATCCCGTGGGAGGACTGGCCCGCGCTCGTACGTGAGATCTTCCGCAAGTACGACGGCGAGCTCGCCTTCCACAACATGAAGTTCGACCTGCACTTCCTCGAGGTGGCCGGCTGCCAGGTGAAGCGGCACAAGGTCCACGACACCAGCGTCATGGCCCACCTGCTGGAGCCGCACGACCGGATCGCCCTCAAGGAAGTGGCACGCCGGCACGTCGACCCCGACGCGGGCGCCGGCCAAACCGAGCTCAAGAAGGCAATGGCGCAGGCCGGCTGGACGTGGGGCACCGTGCCGATCGACTTCGGCGGCTTCTGGCACTACTCCGCGTTGGACCCGGTGCTCACCGCCTACGTGTACGAGGCGCTGGCGCCACAGGTCCGTGCGCAGTTCCACCGGGTGTACGACCTGGAGATCGCCTGCAACCTCGTGCTCCTCGACATGGAGCGCCGCGGCGTGCGCGTCGACCTGGAGTACTGCCACCAGAAGCACGACGAGCTGCACGAGTTCGCTCGCAAGGCGCGGCAGTGGATGGAGGAGCACGACGCGGCGCCTTCCGGCAAGCGGCTCGCCGCTGCCCTGCTCCGGGCAGGCGTGGTCCTCACCGAGCGCACACCGTCCGGCAACTGGAAGCTCGACGATGAGGTGCTGAGCGGCATCAGCCACCCACTCGCCGAGACGGCGCTCAAGGTCCGCCGCGCGGAGAAGTGGGCCAACAGCTACTTCCGCAACTTCATCGAGATGTCCGACGCGAACGACCGCGTGCATCCGTCCGTGCGCCCGCTCGGAGCTGTGACCGGCCGGATGAGCGTCACCGACCCGGCCCTGCAGACACTCCCGCGCGGCCGGCTGGTGCGCGACGCGTTCATCGCCAGCGATGGTCACGTCATGCTCGGCGCCGACTTCGAGCAGATCGAGGCCCGGCTCCTGACTCACTACTCCGGTGACGAGGGACTGATCGCTGCGTTCCTGTCGGAGGGCGACTTCTTCACCCAGATGGCGCGGCAGATCTACGGCGACCCGACGATCGAGAAGTCCGACCCGCGCCGCCAGACCACGAAGAACGCCGTGTACGCCAAGGGCTACGGCGCGGGCGTCGCGCAGTTCGCTCGCACGGCCGGCATCACGGAGGGCGAGGCGCGGCAGTTCCTCACGATGATGGACCAGACCTACCCGGGCCTGCGCCGCCTGCAGAACGAGGTCGAGCGCAAGGCCAAGGAGCGCCTGACGACCGAGGGCATCGCCTACGCGTCGACGCTCTACGGGCGCCGGCAAATCGTGCCACCCGGCAAGGAGTACAAGCTTGTCAACGCGATCATCCAGGGCACCGCGGCGGACATCTTCAAGCAGGTGCTGGTGGACCTCGACGCGGCGGGTGCTGCCGAGTACCTGGTGCTCCCGGTCCACGACGAGGTGATCTTCGACGTGCCGGAGGATATCGTGACAGACGTACACGCGACGGTCCTCGAGGTCATGCAGGACCACGAGACGTTCGCCGTGCCGATCCTCGCGGACTCTCACACGGGCCAGCGGTGGGGGGACCTGAAGTGAGGTTCCCGGCTGCCGCGCCCGCGATGGGCCTGCGCTCGCCGCACTGGGTCAAGGAAGGCAAGTGCGCGTTCGACATGTGCTACGAGCCGGCCGAGGACGACGAGCTTCCGTTCTGCCGGAGACACCTGGAGGAGCTGCGCGACTCATGATCCTGACCGTTGACCCCGGCAAGTGCACGGGCTACTTCGCGGACCTCGAATACGAGCAGTACAACGACCAGCTGCCGGCCATGCAGTTCTGCGAGGACGCGTGGGCTTGGGCGCGTCGGTACGAGAGCGACCTCACGATCGTCTACGAGAAGTTCACGATCACGGCGCAGACCTTGCGCAAGGCGCGCGAGTCCGACGCCATCCACGTGATCGGGGTGCTCCGGTTCGCTGCCCATGTCTTCGGCTGCGAGCTCGTCGAGCAGAAGCCAGGCGACGCCAAGAACTTCGCGACTGACGATCGCCTGAAGAAGCTCGGCCTCTACCTGCCAGGCAAGGACCACGCGCGAGACGCCGCGCGTCACTACGTCGTCTTCGCCGTGCGCAACGGCCTGATCCGACCGGAGGAGCTGTAGTGCCCCGTGCTGAGATCTTCAACGGTCGCATCACGGTCGAGACGGAGTACCGCGACAAGGACCTCATCCGCGGCATCCCCGGCTCGAAGTTCGATGGTGCCTCGCGCATGTGGTCCGTGCCGCTCACCTGGGCCCACTGCTTGCAGCTGCGTGGCGTGTTCGGCGAGCGGCTGGAGCTCGGCCCCGAGCTGGAGGCGTGGGGCTACAGAGAGCTCAACGAGCGCGTGGCGCCGGCCATGCTCGCTCGTGACTACGCGATGGACCCCGAGAGTGACATGCCGGGTGACCAGCGGCTGTACGGCTACCAGCGTGCCGGCGTCTCGTTCCTGCGCCTAGCCGGCTCTGCGATCCTGGGCGATGAGATGGGCACCGGCAAGACGGTGCAGACGATCATGACCCTCGAGGACGCAGACGCCTACCCGGCGCTCGTGGTCACCCCGAAGTCGGTGAAGGGCTCGTGGGCCCGCGAGTACGAGCGCTGGGCGCCGCACCGCAAGGTCATCGTCGTGACCGGCAACGCGCCACAGCGGCGCAAGCTCCTCGCTGAGCCAGCCGACGTGTACATCATCCACTGGGAGGCGCTGCGCCTGCACTCGCGCATCGCGGGCTACGGCAACATCCGCCTGGAGGACAAGGACAAGGAACCGGGCGAGCTGAACCGACCCTGGGCTGCCGTCGTCGCCGACGAGGCGCACCGGGCCAAGGAACCCAAGAGCAAGCAGACGCGCGCGCTGTGGGCCATCGGCGAGTCGGCCGAGCGACGGTACGCGCTGACCGGCACACCGATCGCCAACCACCCCGGTGACTTCTGGGCGTTGCTTCACTTCGTGGCGCCGGACGAGTGGCCGTCCAAGACGAAGTTCATCGACCGCTACTGCCTCACCGCGTGGAACGCCTTCGGTGGCGTCGACGTCATCGGCATCCGGCCAGAGCGCCGCGAGGAGTTCTTCAGGATCGCCGACCCGCGGTTCCTGCGGCGGAGCAAGGCCATCGTCTTGCGCGACCTGCCCGAGAAGGTCTACATCCGCCGAGACGTCGAGATGACGCCCAAGCAGGCCAAGGCCTACAAGGAGCTCAAGGGCGACATGCTCGCTCGGCTCGACAGCGGCAGCCTCGTCGTCACCGACTCGCTCACCGAGCTCACCCGCCTCGCGCAGCTTGCCAGCGCCTACCTCGAGGTGGACGGAGACCAGGCCCTGCTCAGCGAGCCGTCCTCGAAGCTCGACGAGCTGGAGGAGCTCCTGTCCGACCTCGGCGACGAGCCTGTGGTCGTGTTCGCCGCGAGCCGCCAGCTGATCGACCTGGCCGACGCGCGGCTAGTCAAGCGCGGCATCAGTCACGTGCGCGTGACCGGCTCGGAGAACGACACCGAGCGGGACTGGGCCATCCGGTCGTTCCAGGGTGGCCACGCGCGGGTCATCCTCTGCACGCTCGGCGCCGGCTCGGAGGGCATCACCCTTACCCGAGCGCGCAACCTCGTCTTCCTGCAGCGGTCCTGGTCGCTGGTGCAGAACCGCCAGGCCGAAGACCGCGTGCACAGACCTGGAGCCGAGGAGCACGACTCCATTCGCATCTTCGACCTGGTGGCCCCTGGCACCGTCGAGGAGGGCGTGCTGGACGCACTCGCCGCGAAGGGCGATCGGCTGGAGGAAGTCACCCGTGACGACGAAGCCCTCAGGAGGCTCCTGACATGACCGAGAAACGGCTCTCGAACAGCGAGATCAAGGACTTCCAGCGTTGCCGGCGCAAGTGGTACCTGAAGCATGTCCGCGGGCTCGCTCTCAAGCGCGAGCGGGCCACCGGTCCGATGCAGCTCGGCAACCGGGTGCACCGGACCCTCGAGGTCCTGTACGAGACGAACCACGACGCCGAGGCCGCGCTGCGCGAGCTGCACGCGCAGTACGACGCCGACCTGCTGGAGTTCCCCGAGGAGGCGGACGCCCTGGAGAAGGAGCGCGACCTAGCACACGCGATGGTCGAGGGCTACGTCCAGTGGCTGGAGGAGACCGGCGAGGACGAGGACCTGGAGGTCCTGGGGGTCGAGACCGCACGCGAGGCCGTCCTGGACACGATCGGTGGCACCGTGGTGTGGCTGATCGGCAAATACGACCAGCGGGTCCGGCGAATCTCGACGGGCGAGGTGTCGGCGCTCGACCACAAGACCGTGGACGACTTCTCGCGCGTGCGGCTCCTGCCGCTCGACACGCAGTCGCTGCACTACGAGCTGGTCGAGTACCTGGACCTGCTCGCCAAGGGGGCTGACGCGGACGCGGAGCGGACCGGCGGTGTCATCTTCAACATGCTCCGGAAGGTGAAGCGCACGGCGCGGGCCAAGCCGCCGTTCTACATGCGCGAGGACGTGCGGCGGAACACACAGGAGCTGCGGAGCTACTGGGCTCGCGTGTGGCGCATCGCCGCGGACATCCTCGCCGCTGAAAAGGCCGGCCTCGAGGCGGCGTACCCGAACCCGACGCGGGACTGCACCTGGGACTGCCCCTTCTTCGGCATCTGCCAGATGTTCGACGATGGCTCCGATGTCGAGGCGGTCATCAGCCTCGCGTACGAGGAGCGTGACCCGCTGGAGCGCTACCGGCGCTCGTAAGCGTCATGGTACAGTATGACGGCAACGTGAGGAGGCCCATGACCCACCGAGAAACCCTGTCCCTGCTCGTTCACGCCGAGTCGGGCGCCGGGAAGTCCTGGCTCGGCCAGACGACCCCCGCCCCGCGGCTGGTCCTCGACGCCGAGTCGGGCGGCTCGCGCTTCGCGCGTCGAGTCGAGAACGGCAAGGCGATCCGCCCCAAGCGCGTCGTGTGGGACCCGCACTCTGAGTCTCCCCCGAAGGCGGGGGAGTGGGAGACGTGCTTCGTCTCCGTCAAGGAGTTCGACACCATGCGCCGCACCTACGAGTGGCTGAACCAGGGCGAGCACCCCTTCAAGTCCATCGTCCTCGACTCCCTCACGGAGATTCAGGACGTGTGCAAGAAGGGGATTCGCACGGGCGACGAGGTCATGAACGAGCGCATGTGGGGGATCCTGCTCGACCGCATGACCGCGCTGGTCAAGGACTTCCGTGACCTGCGGGAGCATCCCACGGCGCCGATCGAGGTCGTGCTCATCCTCTCCCTGTCGGCCGACATCAAGGGCAAGTTCCAGCCGCTGGTCCAGGGCCAGCTGCGGGACAAGCTGCCCGGCTGGATGGACGTGCTTGGCGCCCTGTCGCCGAACGTCACGCCCGAGGGGGAGTACGAGGGTCGCCTCCTCATCCGCCCGCACGAGCGGTTCGTCGCCAAGGACCGCACCCACGTGCTCAAGGAGCACTACGGCCCCGTGATCGTCAACCCGGACGTGTCAGAGATGCTGCGCGTCCTCAACGAGGAAGATGAGGTGAACGCCTGATGGCCTCCACCAGCTGGAAGGACCTGATCGGGAAGGCCGAGGCCCCGCAGGGCTTCGACCCGCTCCCGGCCAACACGTACGAGGCGGAGGTCGAGCTCGCCGAGTACAAGCAGACGAAGACCGGCAAGGACATGTTCATGCTCACCTTCAGGGTGACGCAGGGCGAGTACGCCGGCCGGAAGCTCTGGACGAACATCGTCATCTCGCCGGAGTCGCCCACCGCGCTCGGCATCGCCTTCCGCGACCTGGCCACCCTCGGCGTGACGGCCGAGTTCCTGGCTACGGAGCCGTCGAACGAGGCGATCTGCGCCAAGCTCGTCGGCGGCGCAGCGAGGCTCAAGGTGGTCCTCCGCAAGGACGACCCCACGCGCAACGAGGTCGACCGGATCAGCCCGTCGTCCTCGGGTGCGGCGGCCGCGTTCGAGGCGCCCAGCTCGGCGCCCGCGGCCTCGTCCGCGCCGCCGTCATCGCCGTTCTGATGCGGATGACGCTGCACGACCTGCTGGCGCGGCAGCACGCCGCCCAGCGGTCGTTCGGCTTCGACCCGACGAGAGCGACGCCCGACGAGCGGATGGCCAATGCGCGCCTGAGCCACACAGGCGCCGTGACCGAGCTGACCGAGGTGATGGACGAGATCGGGTGGAAGCCCTGGAAGGCCAGCACCTACGGAACGGTCAACACCGAGCGCGTGGCCGACGAGCTGGCCGACGTGCTCCTGTTCGTGGTGAACCTCGCCCTCGTGGCTGGCGTGACGGGCGATCAGTTGCAGGAGGCGATCGAGGCCGCTTGGCGCAAGAACGAGCGCAGGCAGCGAGAGGGGTACTGATGGGCTTTCGGGCTGTGGACTGCCAGGGGTTCGGCGGCGCGTTCGCGCTCGGTGTCGTGCAGTCCGGTTTCACGCTGGTCGGCAAGCGCGAAGATGTCGGCGGGTTCGGCATGCCACTAATGCTCAGCAACCGGCATCTGCTCGGGAAGCAGTGGGACGCCGAGGCGTGCCCGCCCGACGAATGGACGCCCGTCGACGCCGACCTCGTGTTCGGCAACCCGCCATGCTCGGGGTTCAGCGGCCTCTCGGTGTGCATCGCACCGCAGGCCGGCCAGGTTGGTCTGCGCAAGCAGCACGCGAGCGGGCGCGTCGACTGGCGGGGGATCGACAGCAAGGCGAACGCCTGCATGTGGAACCTCATCGACTTCGCTGCCAAGTGCTCGCCGCGCGCGGTCATCTTCGAGTCGGTGGCGCAGGCTGGCCGGGCGGGCCGACCGCTCATGCTCGCGCTGCGGTCGAAGCTGGAGGACCTGACCAGGCAGGAGTGGCACCTGACCCACGTGTTCCAGAACGACCTCTCGCTCGGCGGCTGCGCGATGCGCAAGCGCTACTTCTGGGTGGCCACCCGCGAGCCGTTCGGCGTGGAGGTCCCGAAGCTTGACCGAGTGCTCACGCTGCGCGACGCGATCGAGGACCTGGAGGACGTCCCGCTCGGGATGATGGATGGCCACGTGACCCTGCCCAGCCAGCGAGCGCGCCGCCTCGCATGGCTCGCTGCGAACGCGGCGTGGAAGCCAGGCGAGATGTCCGGCACGGCCCTCCGCCGCATCGTCGACTCGAAGGAGCTCTCCGAGGACTGGTACACGCGCGAAGGCCACATCGCGCGGACCGACTCGGGCACCAGCCTCTACGCACCGCGTCGCTGGGACTACGACAAGCCGGCCCGCGTGCTGACCGGACTCGCCCTCGAGGAGAACGTCCACCCGACCCTCCCGCGAACCTTCACCTACCGCGAGGCGGCTCGGATCATGGGCTACCCGGACGACTGGACGATGGAGCCGGCCGTAGAGCGCCGCGGCGTCGGCGCGAAGTGGATCGGCAAGCAGATCCCCGTGGCAGCCGGCCGCTGGATCGCCACGTGGGCCAAGGCCAGCCTCGAGGGCGCGCCGGGTGAGCTCCGCGGCGAGGAGGTCGGTGAGCGCGAGCGCTGCATCGACGTCACTCACGCCTGGAAGGAGGCGGCGGCCGAGTGAGCTGGCAGCAGCTCCTCGACGTCTCGACACCCGCCAAGCTCAAGGAGCAGCTGCCGCTCGCGGGCGTCGTCCAAGCGTACGGCGTTGCGCTGCGGCCCGAGGGCGAGCGCCTGGTTGGCCGGTGCCCGTTCCACGATGACCAGCACGCGTCGTTCGCAGTCTGGAAGACGGAGGACGGCGCGGAGTTCGTCGGATGCTGGGCCTGCGACTTCCGCCCCGGTGACGTCTTCGACTTCATCATGCGAGCGGACCGCTGCGACTTCGGCGCGGCACTCCGCAAGGCGGCCGCGTTCGTGCGCGAGGGACTGCCCGCCGCACCCGAGGTGCCGGAGCGGACGTCCGAGCCGGTCGACCTCGAGGCCGTGGTCCGCAGCGCGCGTGGGACCAGCCTTGCGCCGCTGGTCCGGTGGCTGAACGACCGGCAGCTGCCCATGACCGCGGAGTGGCTGCGCGACGAGTGGGGCGTGCTCGTGGAGCAGCGCAACCGCATCGTCATCCCGCACCGCACCGTCGCTGGCCAGGTCGTCGCGCTCAAGTGGCGCACCAGCGACACCAAGCCGATCAGCTACACCGGCTCGCGGCTGACCGAGCTGTACGGCACCTGGCGCGACATGCAGCGCGACACGGTGGTCCTCTGCGAGGGCGAGAGCGACACGTGGTACGTGTCCTGGCTCCTCCGTGACGAGGCGGTCGACGTCGTGGGCCTGCCGTCCGGTGTGACCGCCAAGCCGCGCGACGAATGGGTCGACCACCTGCGCGGCCGGCACGTCGTCCTCCTGTTCGACAGCGACCCGGCCGGCCGGCGCGGCGCAGCTCAGTGGTGCACCGCTCTCGACGGTGCGGCCGAGTCCGTACGCGTTGCCGCTCTGCCGGACCACGAGGACGCCGCATCCGCTGGCGAGGCCGCGACCCGCTGGGCGCTGGAGACGGCCTGGCGCTACGTGGAGCCGGCCAGCCTTGCGCTGCAGATCGCCGGCAACCGCTACGTGCGGATCACCCAGAAGGGCCCATCGCCGATCAGCGACTTCACCTTTCAGGTGCGCCGCGTGATCGAGCGCGAGGACAGCGGCATCGTGTTCGAGGTCGGCGTGCCCGGCCGCACCGCAGCGCAGCAGCTCAGCTCGCGCGAGCTGGCCTCACCCGAGGCGATGCGGCGCTGGTGCTCCGACCGTGGCCTCGCGTGGAAGGGCGCAAGCGGCGACCTGGCCGACCTGCTCGAGGTCCTGAAGGTGCAGGGCCTGTTCGTCCCTCACGTGCGCGGCACGTCCGTTGTCGGACTCCACGACGGGGCGTTCATCCTGCCGGACTGCGCGATCGGTCCCGGCTCGCGAGCCTTCGTGCCACCGGAGACCAACGCCGACTTCGGCACGGCGCTCAACCTGTGCGTTGGCCCGGAGTGGGACCGCCGAGTGCCCGTGCTCCTCGCCGCGCTGCACCGGTCGGACGTCATCACCCCGCTGCTCGGCTGGGTGGCGGCTGCTCCACTGCGCAGCCTGCTCCCGCAGTTCCCGATCTTCGCCCTGGTGGGCGGCGCCGGCTGGGGCAAGACCACGCTCGTGCAGACGGTCCTTGAGACGTTCGGCTTCTGGACACGCTCGCCCGTCACCATCACCTCCACGACGCCGCACGGCGTGGCAGCGCTCATCGCTGCGACGAACGCGTTCCCGGTGTGGATCGACGAGTACCGCCGTGGCGCTCGCAAGGACACCAAGGAGCGCCTGGACCAGGCGATCCGCGACGCGTGGGACGGCAGCTCGGCAGTCAAGGGCGGCTTGCAGGAGAATCGGCAGGCGCTCACCTACATGCCGGCCATCGCGCCGATCCTCATCACGGGCGAGGACGCGTTCTCTGAGACGAGCCACGCCGAGCGCATGGTCATCATCGGGATGCCGCGCGACGGACGGGACCCGGAGGCGCTGGACATGCTCCGGTCGATCGACGCCACGGGCTTCGGCCGCGCGTACCTGGAGTGGCTGATCGACCAGCTGGACGAGGACACGCTCCCGCAGCCGCCCGCGCTGCTCGTGCGACCGGACCAGGCCCGGGCCGTCGCTCGCTGGGGCTGGGGGCTCCTGTCGCAGTTCACGCGCGAGGCGACCGGCTACGAGCTGCCAGAGTACGACGACCGCCGCGCCGCAGCTGAGCACGCACGCGTGGACGCCGTGCCCGTCTTCGTGGAGGGGCTGCTGGAGGCCTTCGACCAGCGCGACCGCGAGGGCTACCCGATCGTCTGGCGCGACGGTGGCGACCTGTGCGTGCGGGTTCAGCGCTGGATCAAGTGGGTTCGCGACGAGACTGAGCTCATCCTTCCGGGCGGCGCGAAGGCGGTTGAGTCGTGGCTCCGCGAGCGCTGGCCAGCTCGCGAGGAGCGCGGTGCGGCCGGCCGACACGTCCGCCTCGTTGGCGGGGCCGAGGTGCTGGACGCCGGCTGACTGTCTCAGTATAGTGAGACACACCAACACAGGACGCGGCCAAGGGAGGGCTCAATGCGTCAAGACACCACGGAGGCTGCCGCCTGATGCGGCGCAGTCCAGGCTCCCGTGTGGGGGCAGTCGTGCGAGCACTGGTCGACGCTGGTGAGGGCGAGACGATCACCCTTGCCGACCTCGACGGCCTGGTGGCGGACGGCGTGCCGCTCAGCTCGCAAGAGGTCAGCGTCACCCTCGGCTACCTCGCCCGGACGCTCGGCGTCGTCCGAAGCGTCGGCGGCGGTCAGTGGGAGATCGTCAACCTGTCGCAGCTCCACAAGGCTGAAGGGCTAGCGTGGTTCGACGAGGCCGACCTGGAGTCAACGGAAGTCCGGCGCATCCGAGCGCTGCACGAGGGCAAGCGACCGAAGTGCCCGACCTGCAACCTGACGCTCGGCGTCAGCCAGCCACCTGACTCGTGCGCGTTGTGCACGTAGAGTGGCGGCTGGCACACAGAGTGATACTATAACAAGACGGTTTACGGGCGTCTTGTTACAGTGTATCTTTACGCCCTGATTATTATCCCCCCATACAAGGAAGGCACAGGACGTGGAGATCGACCTGAACAAGTACTTCAGGGCAACCTCGAAGTCGCGCAGGGTCGCCGAGCTGCTGCTGTCGGGTGAGCCGCGCTCGCGGCAGGAGCTATCAGACGCGGCCGACGTCGCGGTGACGAACGTCAACCGCGTCGTGGCGGTCCTCGAGGAGGCCGGAGCCAAGTTTGAACGACAGGTGGGCGATGACGGCCACCAGGCAATCTTCCGACTCGTCAGCATTGGCGAGCCGAAGAGGTTCAAGGCGCCGCAGGTGGGCGCCGACGCAAAGGTCGTGGGGGCGATGCAGGTAGGCGACGACATCATGGTCGATTTCGAGTGCGAGAAGACGCGGTGGCGCGGCAAGCTCATGACACCGGCATCCACCGTGCCGTTCGGCAAGTCAGGCGTCGTCCGCGCCGTCGAGACTGAAGGCGCGGACACCCTGATGGCCAGACTCGAAGTCGGTGGACGCGTCCTGCCGCTTGGCTTCCTAGTGCCCGTGGGCACCTAGCAAGGGCCGTGGCTTAGTTCGTTCGGCACATGTCGACCTTCCGGAAGCGTCATAGTACAGTCGCGCGGCAGGGGGGGGAGCCATCCGGAATCCCGGGGCGGGCAGATCACAGGACATCAACCACAGGAGACGGGTACAAGTGCAGACAAGGGTGAAGGCATGGCTCCGTGACGCGGGCGTGCCAGTGACGCACCAGACCATTCAGGGGGCGCTCGTGGCGGTGACCTTCGTGACGAACGAGCTCATGGAGGGTCGGAAGGTCGACATGGGGGAGATCATGACGGCGTTCGCGAAGGTCGGAGCCGAGGCCAGGGTCGATGAGACCGCGCAACCGCTCGCGGGTTGACGATCGCGCGGCCTGCCGCTCGCTGAACCCGGTCCTGTGGTTCAGCTCGACGAAGTTCAGTGAGCGGCGGGCCAAGGCCATCTGCAAGGGGTGTCCCGCCCTCGAGCCGTGCCGAGCCGATGCCCTGCGCGTGACGCGGGCGCTGTCTGAGGCCGGCCGGCTCGGCGAGGACGAGGGCATCTTCGGCGGGCTCACACCAGGCGAGCGAGCTTCCCTTGTGGGCGAACGTCATAGTACAGTCGAACGCATGCGGGGTGACGACGATGAGCGATGAGGTAGCGATCTGCGACGCGATCGCCGATGACCTGAACCAGCTGGCGCTGCCGGAACACGGCACCCTCAAGTACATCGAGCCGCGAGCGCTGCGAGGCGACCAAGGCAAGTGGCTCGTCGTGTTCACCGAGGGGATCGACCCGGAGCTCCTGGTCACGCCGAGCGAGTACGAGGACCGACACCGCATCACCGTCGTGTGGGCGGTCCCTATCTTCGACAACGCCGAGTACAACTTGCCGGCCGACAGCATCGTCACGGCGGCACTCGCCGACGCAAGGCTCATCGGGCAGCGTCTCAAGAGCTACGGCTGCGAGGTGCCTGGTCTGGCCGGCCACTCCGCAGTCCTCGTGAAGGTCCGCTACGACTCAGGGGAGCAGGGCTTCCTCTGGCAGGCGATCTTCGAGCTCAGCGTGGAGGCGTTCACGTGATCTGCCCCTCGTGCGGCCGCGGTGAGCAGCGGAAGAAGTCTGGGCTGTGCAAGGAGTGCGAGGACACTCGCGAGGCGCAGCGTCAGTGGAGGCTCCGACAGGAGCGCGCGGGCAAGAAGGTGCTGACGCGATGATCTTCCCGGCTCCGAACGACCACGAGGCGCACCTCGCGATCGAGATGCCGCACCACGACTGCGAGGCATGTCGCCGCCTACCTCGCTGGCCGATCAAGAAGATCGGCTACCTGATCCCCAACGGCCAAGGCTTCTACAAGCCGGTCGGCTGGGAGTTCGACACGTCCGCGCCCGGCACGTACCCGTGGCTCGTCCAGGACATCGTGCAGTTCGCCATCACCGAGAAGGCGCTCAGCGCGCTCATCACCATCGACAACTCTGAAAGGAACGCCCACCCGTGACCACCATCCTTGCCCTCGGCGCAGTCTGCTGGCTGTGCACGACCTTCGTGGTCGAGTCGGAGCTGTTCAAGCCGCTCCGCTCCTGGACGAGGGAGCGCAAGCTCATCGCCGACCTCGGGCACGCGCCGGCCAGCATGTACGAGACCGCAAGCCGCAACCTTCAGCGCGCGTTCAACGCCAACACCGCGGCCGTGCACCCCTGGCGGTTCGCCATCTGGTCGAAGGTCAACTACCTCGTCGGCTGCCACCTCTGCGCTGGCACTTGGATCGCGCTCGGGATCGTCACGGTACAGCCAGACGCACGGCCGCTCGGAACGGGGTTCATCGGCTGGCTCATGGCCGGCTTGCTCGTGAAAGCCGTCGCGCACCTCATCCTCGAGGGCGTCGCGGCCGCGAAGAGGTTCTGATGTCCAGCAACCGGCTCCGCAAGGTCTACGACTCTCGCCGCTGGCGGGCAGTGCGGCTCCAAGTGCTGGAGCGCGACGGCTTCCAGTGCCGACGCCAAGTCTGGGACCCGTGGGCGTGCGAGTGGGTCCGCTGTCAGGTTCGCGACCACCGCGTCGGCGGTACTGAGTCGCTGACCGTGCAGCACCTGAGCGAGCACGCGGACCCGTACGACGAGCAGTACCTCGTGACGCTCTGCCGTCGCCACCACGGCCAGGAAGACGGCGCGCGAGGAGCTGCGCGCCGCTATGGAAGGAGAACCTGACATGCGCTTCGACCAGTACGACGACCACGAGCAGTTCGTGCGCGATACGCGCGAGGTGCAGCGGCACATCGAGATCGCGGAGCAGATCGGCGGCGTGATCGCGCTCGTTGTGTGCGCGGCCTTCCTGGTCGTCGCTCTGCTCATCTTCGGGCTGACGCTCAAGGTCCTGCTCGGCGTTCTGTGAGCGTCCCTGGCCGCAAGCCCGACCTCGTGGCGGACCGCCTGCCGTCCAGCCACTCGCCGCGCCCGGATGCGACTGTGCTCGCGCCGGGAGCGGTCGTTGAGCTCAACCCGCCCGAGGACATGTCCGACGAGGCAGTGGAGGTCTGGGACATCGTGGTCCCGGCGCTGATCCGCAACCAGGTGCTGCGCGAGGAGCACGTGGTCATGCTGGTCGAGGCGTGCGAGGCGTGGGCGCTGGCCCGCCGGTTCCGGGCGGACCTGTGGCAGGAGCTGAACGGCCTCAACGACCCGGACACCGTGAAGAAGATCAGAGCGTCGTGGCGTGCGGCGCTCGACGCCGCCAAGTCGCTGTCCTCGGAGCTCGGCATCTCGCCGGTCGCCCAGGTGCGGCTCGGCCTGCTGAAGGCGCAGGGGGCGACCCTGCTCGACGCGCTCGCTGCGCGTCACAACGAAGGGAGTGGTGAGTGACCCCCGAGCATGGTGAGCAGACCGCGCTGCGGCTCCTGGTCGCGTTCGTGTGCGGCAAAGAGCTTCTGGGCCTCATGTCCAGGCGCTACCCGCAGCTGCGCGTCCGCACGTGGTCTCGGCACATGTGGGACATGCCGCCACGCCGCCGCCTCATCGTGTGGGCGGTGGTCGTCGCAGTCCTCACCGACCACTTCTTCACCCGGAGGTTCACGTAGCCCGTGCCCGCCAGCGATGCCGACGAGGTGCTGTGGGTCATCCGGCAGCTCGTCCACACCAAGGGCAAGTATGCGGGCACGCCCTTCCGCCTGTTCGACTTCCAGGAGGACTTCGTCCGCCAGCTGCTGGCCAAGAACCGAGCCGGCCGGCGCAAGGTCACTCGCGCGCTGTACGGCATCGCGCGCAAGAACGGCAAGACCGAGCTGATCGCCGCGCTCGCCATCGCGCTCATGATCTGCGAGCGGGAGCGAGGCGGCGAGATCGTCGCTGCCGCGGCCAAGCGGGACCAGGCGCGCCTCATCCTCGAGGCCGCGAAGCGCATGGTCTGGTGGTCGAAGATCAACGGCCAGCCGCTGGAGAAGTTCATCACCGTGCGGCGCGACGGCCTCTACCTGCCTGAGCTCGACACCGTGTGGAAGATCGTCTCCGCGGACGGCGAGAAGGAGCACGGCCTCAACCCGTCCATCGTGCTGTTCGACGAGTATCACGCGCAGGGCGACAAGACGGACCTCACGGACGCGCTCGACACCGCGCAGGCCGCGCGCGAGGAGCCGCTGTTCATCATGCTCACCACAGCCGGCCCTCAGCGCCGCGGCGTCTGCTTCAACGAGTACAAGCATGCGCAGGCCGTCCAGACCGGCACGATCAACGATCCGAACTTCCTGGGTGTCTGGTACGAGGCGGACTCCGACCTCGAGATCGACGACGAGCGCAGCTGGGAACAGGCCAACCCCGGCCTCGACACGATCGTGCAGCGCGACTACCTCCGCGCGCAGATCAAGAAGGTCGAGTCGGGCCGGCTGTCCGAGTACACCTTCCGCCGCCTGCACCGCAACGAGTGGACGAACGCGCTGGAGCGCTTCATCCCGCAGTCGAAGTGGAAGGCCGGCTATGGCAAGTTCGACATCGCGCCCGGAGCTGAGATCACCGTGGCGCTCGACGCTGCGCTCAAGCGCGACACGTTCGGCGTCGCCTGGGTCGCGCGACAGCAGGCGTGGGTCGAGGGCGAGAGCGGGCTGTCCGTGCCAGCCGACGTCGCGCTCGTCCGCGTGCGAGCGTTCACGCCCGAGGAGGAGGGCGAGTACATCGACCTCGAAGACGTGCGCCTGTTCCTTCACGGCCTCGCCGGCATGTACAAGGTGAAGAAGGTCCTCTACGACCCCGCGTACATGACCCTGTTCGCGCAGCAGCTCACTGAGGCCGGCTTCGAGTGCGAGCCGTTCCCGCAGTCGCCCGAGCGCATGACCGCGGCCACGGAGACGTTCCAGCGGCTGATCCTGTCCGAGCGTCACCGCTGGTTCGATGCGGACTACGACGAGCAGCTGGCCTCGACCGGCATCCGCCAGACCGACCGCGGCATCCGCATCAGCAAGTCGAAGTCCGGGCGCAACGACTGCGTGGTCGCCGCGGCGATGGCCGTGCAAGACGAGTTCGGCGACGAAGGCAACGACCAGGAGGACTTTGCCTACGCGATCTAGCCCGGTAGAACGCGTGTTCTATGACGGACGACCTCAAGTGCGACTTCTGCTCGGAGCCCGCGTGCTGGTCCTACCCGGCGCGCGACATCGTGGTCTTTGAGCTTCCGGTGCGACAGGCGTCGAAGGGCGCGTGGGCCGCGTGTGACGAATGCTCGCAGCTGATCGACGCCGAGGACCGGGAGGGCCTGGCTCGTCGGTCCCTCTCGCGCTTGCAGCCGATCATGCGGGTGGAGTCCCGCGAGCTGCTAGAGACGCTGCGCACGATCCACGTAGCGTTCTGGGAGGCCCGGCTCGGTCAGCGACGACCGCTCAACTGACGCTCTCGTCCTTGAGCTTCGCCACGATCATCCCGTCAACGTTCCGCACGCGGACCTTCACGCCCATGCGTCGGGCAGCAGTGTAGAACCGCTCGCGCAGGGACTTCTCGGCCTTGGGATCGTCCGGCGCTGGCCGGCTGGCGGTCCCGTTGCGGGCCAGCTCGTGCTCCAGCTCGACGAGCAGGCCGGAGTCACGGCGGCCTGACTCGACCGTCTGCGCCTGGCCGCTGCTGTCGAGGAGGATGCGGTCGAGCGAGAACGAGCGCCAGCCTGCGTACGCCTCCTTGCCGGGGTAGCCGACGCCACCGAACGCATCGACCCACAGGGGCGCGCCGTCGTCGCCGACGACGATGCTCGTGACCTTGAAGACACCATCCTCGTCGCGGACGCGGATCAGGTCGCCCTTCGCAAGGCCGTTGTGCTCGTCGACGCGCGTGAACGGGTCGGCGCTCGACGGGGGAGCGGAGACCTTGACCATCAGCTGCCCAGCTCCACCTTCGCGAGGAGCGCCTGGATGCGGTTGATGATGGGGTCGCTCACGGCGCGACCTCGATCGTGACGAGCAGCTCGTTGGGCGATCCGAGCTCCCGCCAGACCTTGCGGTCGAGGCTGAGCATGCGGTCCGTCTGCTCGAACGGCTCCGGGGCGAACAGGATGATGCCGGGATCGCGCTGCCAGGGAGCGAGCTTCATGGTGGTCGTGTTCATGTGAGCAGGTCCTCCACCTGCTGAGCGGTCGGGAAGGGCGCCTCGGTCATGCCGGCCTCGACGAGCCGGCGCAGGAGCGCGGTATACTCCGGGCGGCGGCGAGCTGCGCCCGCGTAGGTGATGAGCCCGCCCTCCGTCTTGAGCGCGTCGATCTGCCAGGACGCCCAGCCCTTCGAGTCAGGCTCAGGCATCATCGTGAGCAGGATCGCCAGCTCGACGACCTCGCGCTCCGAGGCCGGGTGCTCGAGGCTGCGGCGGCGCCGCTCCTTGAGGCCCTTCAGGAAGCCGAGCTGCTGCGCCGTGGGAGGCAGGGGAGCGGTGGTCGTGGTGGTCATTGAGTCCTCCGTCTCAGGCGGCGCGCTTGGGCGCCTTCTTCTTGGTCCGCTTGGCGTAGGCGGCGGCAGCGTCGAAGTCGCCCTCGGCACCGTTCGAGGCCATGACGAGCTTGTAGTTCTCGAGCTCCGGGTTCACCTTCCGCTTGCTCGCGGCCGCGGCCTCGTTGGCCTTGGCCCGCTCGGCGGCCTTGCTCTCGCCGGTCAGCGCGTACCGGGTCGCGTCGACCTTGCTGATCCCGCCGTGCGCGCGGAACACCTCGCCCACGCGCTGGACGGTGCAGCCGACCTGCTCGGCGATCGCCGCTCGCGTGATGCCAGCCTCACCGGCCTCCGTGACGAGCCGGATGATCTCCTGGCCCTTCTTGCCGCCCGTGCCGGCCGGCTTCTTCTTGGTCTCGCTCACTGTGGTGACCTCCTCGGTCGTTGGTGTCTGTCTGTACTTGTACTGCGTGAAGCAGTTCTTGGGAGCCCCCTGAAGCTCAGAAAGGCTCGTCGCCGCTGCGGAGCGTGTCGCGCCAGTGCGGCCGGTTGCGACGTGCCTCCTCGGCCTCCCGGCGCAGCTGCTCCGCTCGGCCTTCGAGGTGGCGGGGGAGGGGTGGCTCCGGCTGCCAGGTGATGTCGTAGCGCCGGAAGAACCGGTGCCACCACCTCCGCTTGACGTACTTGATGCGAGGCGGAGGCGGCGGAACCAGGCTCGTGCGCGCCTGGCGCGGGCGCCGACCGCCGCTCAGCTGCTGGCGGGCAGCGTTGCGCAGCGCCTCGTCGAGGACGGATTGCACGCGGATGCCCATCAGCCCTCCGTCCGCTTCAGCGCCTCGTCGACCCGCTCGGTCTGAAGCCGGTCCTGCAGCTCGAGCGTGTAGATCGCGAACCACATGACGTCGACCATCTCGCGAGCGCTCCTGCGCCGGCTCCCGAAGGGCGTGTGTCCCGGGTGAGCTCCGTCGTGCCGGCCAATCACCATGTAGCCGCCGCCCAGACCGTAGAAGTCGAGCGCGTAGTCGGTCGTGTCGAGCGCGTTCATCAACTGGGTGAAGACAGCCACGACCTGCTTGTGGGTGGTGCGTGCCATCAGGCGGACTCCTCCTTGATCTCGAAGTGCTCGGACGGGATCAGGTCGATCAGCCGCTCCAGGTCGTCGAGGTGGATGCCCCGGATGTCGTAGGCCGAGGAGCCGTAGATGTGGAGCTGCCGGCCGAGAGCGCGGCCCAGGAGCTCGCTGACCCGCTCGACGCGGAGTCGGCGCTGCTCGTCGGCGAGTGCCTGGGAGGCGGCGTCCTGGCGGGCCTTCTCCTGCTGCCGCTTGCGGGCCGCCTCGAAGGCGTCCCACTCCGCTCTGACGTCCTGCGGACGGACGACGGTCGGAATCCACCGGTCGAGGGAGTGGCTGTACAGCGCCACAGCGATCCCCTTCTCGCCGACGAGGCGATGCGGCCGGCGGTTCCACTTGTGGCCGCTGTTGAACCAGTTGCCAACCTCGAGGACGATGCCTCGCTCGATGGCGTAATCGCGGGAGCCGATGGCATACAGCCGGCCTGGGATGATGTCCTTGCTCTTCATTGGGTGGTCTCTCCTTGGTGGTGGTCTAGAAGGATCGTCTCACTGTTCCATGACGAAGCAAACAGCGAAGAAGTGATGGTGGGCGAAGGAGCTATGCCTCAAACGCGGGGCCAAGCTCCCAGATCAGGAAGGCAGCTGCCTCGTGCGTATGCGGGCTGCCGGTGTAGAGGTTCGAGCCGCGATCGCTGACGGCGCCGGCCATCACGATCGTGTAGTGCCAGTACCCGCTGTACTCGCGGCCGACGGTTCCGCCGCCAACCTTGCTGATCCGGACGAACGTCTCCGGGTCGAGCTCCAGCTCGAACTCGTGATCCTCGGCGCGATCGCCGGGATGGCTGCTGCTGTAGTCGCTCACCGGATTGCCTCCTGGGCGTTGATGGCGGCGTGGATGACGTCGGCAGTGACCGAGGCCGGCATCGCCGCCTCGAGGGTGAGCGACCACTGCACTTCCGGCTCGTCGCCGTAGTACTGGAGCTCGATCACGCCGTCGCACTCCGACAGGGACCACACGCGGCTGGTCTGGCTCGGGCCGTCGTAGATGCTCCAGCCGTCGCCGTGGTAGGTGACGTAGTCGCTCACCTCGTGTGCGATCTTCTCGATGATCAGGTACTCGATGGTCTTCATTCGTTGCTCCAGTCGACGACGGCCTGCAGGAACTCGGCGGCCGGACCGTCGAGGGCGGGCGCCCAGCCGGACGCGTCGATGACGTCACCCTGCGGGGTGATGATCCGGTCCTCACCGTCAGCGGTGGAGATGAACGACCAGCCGAGACCGAACTGGTCGGTCGCCGTGGTGATCGTGAGCTCCCGCAGGTCCTCGGTGGACTTGCGCTCGAAGCGGTAGGGCATCACTGTGGTGGTCCTTTCGTCTGAGTGTAATGGTACACCTTAGGGGAAGGGTTCCCCAGTGCCCGGCGAGGGAGTCGAACCCTCGTGCGACCATCCCGGGCGACCGTTCATGCGGCGTGGCGAACTTCGTCGATCATGAAATCGCCGCCGTTGCTCGGGCGAAGTCACCATCTGCGATTGCTGCCACGAACTCGTCGGGCATTCCATCGATGGCGGCGAGCTCCGCACGGTCACCGCTGGCGCGCACCTTGGCGCGGTACTCCTCGGCCCGGACGCGGGCGCATGTCTTCATGGTGGTGGTCTCCAACCTGTTCGCTCCTTCGTATGGACGTACTATGACGGTCAACGGCAGGCGTTGCAATGGTGGTCGCGGCGGACTTCCGTACCGTCCGGGTTGATCTGCGTATGGGTCACCCACCACGCGCAACCCATCCCACGTGCGGCCATGTCCAGGGTCTCCTGGCGCTTCTCGTCGTCCATCTCCGCGATGTAATCGGCGTACGACGGGTCGACATCGAAGACGTCGACGAACGGGCCTCGAGTGTACGTGTACCGGGTGGGCGGGGTCGTTTCGTTCATATGAAGAAATTATCAGACGGGGGCCCCCATGCCCACAGTTTTTTGAAGAAAATTTTTCGCCAGCCCCGCGCCCCTGCGCCCGCAATCTCCTACATTGAAGGTTTTTCCACCTTCGTGGCTCCACCCCGCCTGACCTGGGGCTTTAGCGGGGGAACCTTCGCACTGATGCGCAGCTGCAGGTACTTCGCATCGGCTCGTATTGCGACAATATCATGCGCCAGAGCGGGGCCGATATGAAGGAATGGCGGCCCGAGCGCTTTATAACTGGACCTGGAATGCAGAAGAGGAGAGAGGAGGAGTCTCTATAGCCAGCAGACCTCTATCTCTAGGAAGGAAGATAAGTACGAACACAAGATTTCCTTGGGATTCCCGTCCGCTGGCAGCTAGTAGCTGGGGGATTGGGCGCTCGGTGCATGCGAAGCGAAGTTATAACCGCGTCGTGATACAGTGTGACGCTCATGACGAGACGACTGATCAGCGAGCTCCGCAAGGAGGCGGGCCTGAGCCAGCAGGAGCTGGCCGACCGCATCGGCACCACGCAGGTCACGCTCTCCGGTTGGGAGAACGGTCACCACGTGCCACGCGCCAACCACCTGCAGGCCCTGTCCGAGGTCCTGGGCGTCCCGATGGGCGAGATCGCCTTCGGTGGTGAGGTGCGCGAGGTCCTGACCGCCCGCGTGCGCAGCATCATCCAGGCCGCGGTGGACAGCGGAGACTCGGCAGGCGTGTGGCGGACGGACGACGCCATCTACGTGCGTGACCGCTTCAAGCCGGTCACGAACCTGTTCACCGGCATGCGCGTGCCCTTCCTCGACTACGTGAACCGCGTCGGCGAGCTGGTCAGCATCCCGATCGGGACTCCGCGGCGCGGCGTCCGCCAGGTCCCGGTGTGGAAGCTCCCGCTGGAGCTCCCCGCCTGATGCGCTGGACCCGAGAGCACTACCTGCGGCGCATCCTGGTCCACACCGTCGACGGTGCCACGTTCGACGGGCTGCTCCACTCGTCCGAGAAGGCAGCCGTCGTGCTGGTCCAGGCGACCTACGCGCCGCGGGACTCCGAGGGCAGCATCCCGCTCGGTGGCGAGACCTACATCCCGCGCGAGCGCATCGCGTTCATGCAGCGCGTAGTGGAGGCGAGAGCGTGA